AGAACCTCTTCTATAGCCTGTAAATCCTAAATTTAACGCCATATCTTCGCTATTGTTAAATACTCCAAAAGATGTACCTCCAGAATATCCGCCATTTTGTTGTGCAAGAATATCGTCAATTTCTAAAGAAAGATTTCTATCTAAGAAAAGCATGTTTTCTTCAATAGCACCTTGTTTGTCTAATTGAACTAATACAGCATCAAAATCAGTTAATGCACCACCACCAGCAGCTTGTGCGCCAAATCCTGAATATACATTTCCTCTTGCTTCAATAGCTTCAAAGAAACCTTCAGTACCTTTAGCAGCAGCTGTAAGTGAAGAGTCATAAAAATTTAATGTTGCTCCAGTGTTAAGTTGTTTAACACCTTCAACCATTGACATTTCAAGATAATCTTCAAATCTCAATCTGTTTTCGTGCTCTGATTTTAAATACCATAAATATCCACTAGCTCCATTTTCAGAAGTAACTTCAATCCAACCAATCTGTGCAGTATCAGAACCATTAATTGAATAATGCTCTTTCAAAATTACAGGGCTGTTGGTAAACGTTGCATAGCTAGGATCTAATTTTTCAGTAAAGTTAGAAGATCCTTTTGCAAATTCAGAGCCATAAGCAAGTGCGGTAAATCTTTGCGCGTTTGTAATTGCTGGAACAGCGCCATAAGATTTAATTTGAAAGTATTGTCCACTAACATTAGTAACAACACCTTTAATCATAGCACCAGTACCACCAATTGCAGAAGTTGCACTTGTTTGAGCCTGAACCATAACTGTTTGACCTTTTTTAAAGTTAACAGCTGTTGTACCCTGTGAAGTAATACCTAAACTAGTTGGCTGAGCTGTTGGTACAAAAAAGTTTCCAACGTTACCACCCGTAGTTACTGCAGAAGCAGTTCCGGGAGTAGTGCCACTAGTAGGCATAGTTCCAGAGTTACTTAAATAAACGATATTTGCATATCTTGTGTGCAATCTACCTTGTTCAGTCCAAATAATTTGATCTGAAGTAGATGGCATTTCCGCAGACACCATACGTAAGAAAGAACCGATAGATCTGTTTCCATATCTTTCAACTTCTTGCTCGTATACATCTGGTAAAAACTGTTGAGCCCACATATTAAATGAGCTGTCAGTAAAATCAATATAATTTCCTGCATATAATGCTTTTGTTTGAGTCGGTTGTAAAGCCGCAGGAATTCCACTTGTAAAAGCCATTTGTAAAAGTTTTAAAAATTAAGTTATTTATTCCATTTTATGCGCAATTTACTTGAAGATTCAGATGGAACAACCCTAACTGGTGCGTTTGAATAATTACCAGCGGCAGAAGCATCTGCCCTTGGGCTCATATCAATATTTTTAGATTCTTTTATAGATTGTTTTAAAGCATCGGCACGGCCTTGCTCGTAAAAATGATTTGCTAATTTATCTGCGTTTTGTGCTGCAAATAAAGCTCTATGATAACCATAAGGGTTACGCATATCACCTTCTTTATCTAAATATTGACTAAAAACATTACTAAGATCTGACTGAAAATCTTTTATTTTATTTTTGTTTTCAACTTTATATCTATATTTATTATCCCCGACTTTGAAATCAAAACCTTTGAACTCTTCATCAAAAACCTTGTTAGTTTTAGATATAAAACTTTTTTTATTTTTTTCAGTTATTTCTTCATTTTTAATTGCTTGATTATAAAAGTCATAAGCTTTTTTATATTCATCAGGTACTTCTTGCTTTTTTCTTAACTTAAGATCAGCGTAGTATTTTTCCTTTGAGTCTTTAAAATGCTTTTGAGCTTTATATAATTCTTCTTTAAAAGCTAATTGTTTAGCTTTAATATCACCTGGCTCGTCTTCATCTTCAGAATATTGAAATTCTTTTTGCATAAGAAAAGACAGGTCCTCATTGTTTAAATGAGGTTTTGTTGTTTTATAGTATTCATATACTAATGCGGTTGCGTCCATAGCAGAATAGTCTTTATTAAGATTAACATAATCTTCTAAAGATCCACCTGTTTCGTCCATAAACTGCATAAGTTTATTTATATTTTCTGGAAGTTCTTGTGTTTTATCTTCCGAAAGTATTTCTTCTTGTTCCTCTGTGGGCTCGGTATCTTTAACGCTTGAATCCACTCGTGCCTCGTTAGAACTATCTTTTTCATCTGTAACTAATTCTATAGGAGAATCTATTTTTTCCCCTTGTTCTTCTTCGTTACTTTTATTTTTTTCTTCTTGTTTATTTTCTCCGGTAGGTTCTTCAGACTTTTCTTTGTTTTCTTTTTGAACCTCTTCGCTAGTTTCGGATCCGTCGCGTACAGATACCTCATTTGTGCTTTGCTCTTGAACGGCATCTTCTTTTTGTTTTGGTGGTTTATCTAAATTAATTTTGTAAACACCATCTGACTGTAATCCGTATTCAGGGTTTACATCTCCCTCTTTAACAGCTGCATCAATAACCGCAGCTTCTTTTTGAGCAGGCGAAGTTTCAACTTTTTCTTCAACTGCTTTAACTTCAACTTTTTCTTCCATAATATAAAATAAAATAATTAAAATAATTTATCTAGGTTCAAATCTAGACATTTCAATTCCACCTAATACATCATTACCCTTTGATTCAAAAGATTTTTTGGGTTTGTTTATTTTAGGTGGCCCAGATATATCTTTTGATTTATTTGCTAATTCTTTTTGAGCTTCAATTTCCATTTCTTTTAATTGAACATTTAAATCAAACTCAAATTGCATTAATTCTTTTTTTGTTCTTGCTTCAATTTCAAGCTTTTTAATATCTAATTCATTTTTAGATGTTGATATTTGAATTGTTGATTCTGCTTGAACTTGAGCCGCTTGAGCTTTAGCTTGCTCTATTCCTATTTGTGCTTGGCCCTGCGCTTCAGCTTGTGCAACAGATGCTGCTTGTGCTTGTGCTTGGTCAGCTTGTTGTTTTTTAACTCTTCTAAATTTTAATAATTGATTTGCAAGTTTTATATTTCTTACTTGTCTAATATCAATAGCATCTTCTAAAAATATACTTTGTTGACTTAACGCCATTTGTATATTTGCTTCTAAAATATTTTTTTCTTCTTCGTCAGGTTCTAGATCTAAAAATATACCAAAGTCATGCAATCTTAAATTTACTAATTCTTTTAATGAACCTACAGAAAATTGACCAATTGAAGAAATAAAACTGTCTCTTGTTGGATGAAATTCTAATACATCTTTAAATCTTAAAGAAATACATTCTGCTAATGATTTAGTAACACTCATACTAGAATCTAATATATGTCTAGTTGCTACATTACTATTAGCAGCAGCCATTTTTTGTACACCTACCAGTGCTTTAGGATCTGGATCGGAGCCATCACGCGCTTCATTTAAACCAGTAATATCTCTTATCATTTGAAGATATTGATTATAAGCACCTATTAATAATTGTACTTGGTTTCCACCACCGCCTGGTAATTCTTGAATAGGTATTTTGCCTGGATTTGGATCACCTTCAACAGTTAAAGATCTACCAATAATAGAACCAGTTTGGAAATACATGTTTAAAGCCTCTTGCGGATTATAACTTGTGCCATTACCTAAATCAATTTCAGCTAATCCGTCAGCATCAACATATACACCAGAGGGTGTCATTCTTTGTATTGCTTGTTGTAATTTTAAATGTGTTAATTGAATCAGATCAGCATAAGGAGTCATTTTAGACACTAAAGAATTTATTTTGCCTTTATATAATCTTGGAGCAGCAACAATATAATTCATTAATACTTTATTAATATTAGAATTAGGTCTAATCATATTAGTAGCTTTTTTCCATCTTAATAATTGTGAAGCTCCTAATATATATACTCCTTCATATAAAACTTCCTGCGCTTTTGCCACTCTTTTAAATCTAGTTCTTTTATCCTTTGGTGGATTAAAAGAATCATCTTTTTTTATTATTTTTTCAGCACCAGATAAAGTTTCTTTTACTTTATAAACATTATTTTCCCAAGACTTCCAATTGAAATACAATACACTTACAACATTATTATCTTTTGATTCTTCATTAGAGTAGTTCATGTTGTAGGTTGACCAGCTTGTGCTTTTTTGAGCAAGCTCATCCATAGCTTCATTTGATATTTCTGGAAATTCTTTTTTAAGTTGATTTACTTTAATTGTTTTTATTTCACCAAAATAATAACAATCTTTAAAGTTTGGGTCTTCTGTATATGACCAAACCAAATTAGCTGGATCTACATAATCTAATTTAATGCCATCAGTATTATTAAATGAATGTTTTACAGCACCAATACCTAGTACGGCTAAATCATAATCTAATCTAGGTTTTAAATTATTGTATTCATTAATAGTAAAAATATTATTTATAGCTTGCTCTTCTGCAATTTCAATACCTTGTTTATAATTTAATTGCATAAAAAGCTCTAATTCTTCAGAGCTAGACGGTAATTTTTGCTTTTCAACATTTCTAACGTCTACACCTAATTTATTTTCAACAGCATCTAACATAGCTGCTGCATTCATATCTCTTTGTATAGCCTCTACATAGTTAGTCCTTTTTTCTGTTGAAAGAGTATCTTCACCTATAGCTCTTATGGAATATAATCTATCTTGCATGCCGTTCACAACAATATCTATAAACTTAGGTATAATAGGCACTGGCTTCCAGTCTAAGTTTAAATATGATAAATCACCATTAATAGCAAATTCATCTTTATATTTTCTTATAGATTGATCACCTCTTGCATATAATCTTAGACGATGAAACTCATCCCTAGTTGAATAATATCTTCCCTGAGACCCGTTGCCTTTATTAAACCATTCTTGTTCAATAGCTTTAGCAACTTTATCGCCATATTCTATAGATTTTTTTTCTTCGTCAGATACCGCTTGACTAGGAAAATCATATCCTGTTGACTTATATTTTGCCATATTTATTTTATTAATTCACTTTGAATACCGTCATTCTTATATTTGGAAAAACCAAAGTCGATATTTAATTTTGTTTTTTGTTGTGCTGGTCTATACAAATGTTTTCTACAGGCCATTATAGCAAGGCCACTGCTTATGGATGCATCATGAGCAGTACGCTTTGATATATCAAACTTAGCCCAATCTTCTAAAGTTTTTTGAAAATGCATATTACCATAATTTTCGTTTCGTTTTCCAACATGCTCTTCTATATATGATTCAATAGCTGCCGCATGCGCTTGTCTTATATCTTCTGATGTATTAGGTATACCACCCAATTCAAGTTCTGTTTTAGATAAATTACCTTTTAATTTATCGGGACGGTTCATTGAGAACCCTCTGTAACCTCTTCTTTTTAAATGATATAATAGTCTTGGTTTATTATTTTCTGCAAGTATAGGCATACCATAAAAAACTAAAGCCATTAAAACTTCTTCAAAGAATATTTCTGCAGTTTGAGGTCTTGCAATATATTCTAAAAAGAATTTTGTAGGTGGAACGCCAGGCGCCATTGAAAATGTTGTTAACCCATGCAAAGCCCCATTTGAGCCTTGTCCTCCAACAGTTCCTGATATGTCATATGAATCACAACCAAAAGCACCTAAATCAAAATTACCTGGATACTTTATACCATTTTTTTCAATTGTATTATTTCTTAAACTTTTATCAGGTATCCAAGAAAGTAAAAACCTACCATTTTTTGTTGGTGTCCATATTACTTCAGTATCTTTTATACCTTTGCTCCAAGAAAAACTACCTTGAACAACATAACCTTTAGAAGTCATTTCTTCATTAAAATCAATTTGTTCATATATTTTTGTAAGATTAAATAGTGAATTTAATGTTTCGTCTCTAAAAGCATGTTTTTCAGATCTTGGAAATTGTCTATAATATTCATTTAAACTATCTGAGTCATTTTTTAAACCATCAACCTCATTTTCCCAATGCTCGATAACTCCTGTAT